GTAGTTGAAGGAACCGAGGATAACCTCACCAAGACCCGTCGTGCTTTGACCGCAGGCAACACCGCAAACAGCCTGCAACCGATGGACGTGGCGGAAGCCGCATACTACAAGCAGCACCCCGACGAAGCGCCCGGCGCAGAGAATCCAGTCATCGACCCGGAATTTACAAGACTAGCCACTGAACTTACGGCAGGCTTTGTAACAAGCGTAGCAAGCGCGGTTGCTGAAGCTCAGGCTGCGCAGGGCGCGCCCGAAGAGCCAGTGGAAGTCACAGTGGTCTACACCGACTTTGAGATCACGCCTGAGAACGCTGACTTCGTAAAGAAGTTCGTATCCCGCGCTGAGTTCAACCGGCTGGCTGGCTACTTCAACGAGTTGCTGTACCGCGTGGACGAGCTTGAAGGACGTATCGAGCAGTTCAACAAGACTGCTCCGCACAAGATCAAATAGACTTTTACACCACCTTCCTCCCGATAAAAAGGAGGACTAACAGAGTGGTAATAATCCCGAATGGGATTTTTTCAGGGGGCCAAGTGCAGGTAGTAATTTCTAAGACTGCACTGAACCACTTCCGCAATAAAGCCCGTAACTCCGACAAAGAGATCATGGTCTACATGATTGGCAGGGTGGACGGAAGTGGAGTGGTAGTTGACAGGCTGGTGTACCCTACGCGGTACGCACATCAAACTAGGACCGCAGTGTCATGGCTACTTGACGAGTACCGCAAGGTAGCGCTGGACGCAGAAGAGAGTGGCAAGGTATTGGTGGGATTTCTTCATAGTCATCCTGACGGGAGCCACTACATGTCTTCCGCCGATCTAGCCGTGTGTGTGGCTGACAATCTGGTCGTATGCGGTATTGTCTCAATACATGGGCGAACCACTAGGGTTAGTTTCTGGTCAGTAGATAGCCCGGTTCCGTGCGTAATCACGCACAAATAGTTGTAAATAGACTGGAGGGTCTATGCGTCGCCTAGTGAGTCCCAAGTACAAGGTTTTGATGAAATTCCTTGAGGAGATGATGAACGATCCGCGTATGAGTATACGCACCCGCACCAACGCAGCGGAGAGATTGTCTCAAATCCTGTTACAATCTGAGCGTGTGACCGAAAAGCGAGCATCTCGGAGAGACCGGATCAAACTTGCCGTCATCGAAGCTGATGAAAACCGACCGACACAGACTGATCCAGTCGTTGCTAATGTGTTGAGTTCTGTTGTAGGGGGCAAGGCATGAACATCCCGCAGGTAACCGCAGCACAGGCTGCCGACTTCGCGCGGCATTGGAAGACGCCCGGTGGTATCAGCATCTTCACCGACGACATGCATCACAAATTCAGCGCAGATTTTGCCAACATTGTCCTCAAGAGTTTTGTAGAGGACGCGCAGAAAGCATCCGCTGCCGCCGCGAAAGCGAAGCAGCTTGTGATCGCACAAGAATAAATCACGGAATCCCTCACTTTCCCCTTACCGGAGAGCGGGGTAGTGTGCTCGGGCACTTACAAAGCCGATGCAACCCCCGCGAAAGCGGGACATATTCGCTCTCATCGCAGAGCTTTCGGGGGCGAGGTACCCGTCAACTGGCACAGATTATTACCTGTGCTACCTCAGACATTTGGGCGATTGGTATAGTGGGAACACACTACCCTTGCACGGTTGAGTCCTCAGTTCGAGTCTGAGATTGTCCACCACTCGTGCCCGTACGGGCACATTACACGCGGTAACGGGAACTCAAGAGCACAAACTTACCGTACGGTGTGCATGATAAGGAGCATTATGCTCTCAAAGGCATAATCTTGTTCATTATTTCCCGTTGTTCAGTATTTACGAACAGGAGAGTTCATGTTTTATCAGCGAAAAGTTTTCGCATGCCCGGCTTCGTCTGGCGCATCGACCTCTGAGAAAAACTGGGACAGAGCGTTTTTGAAACCTGACCAGTTCATCGCCAAGTACGGTGAGTCGCCCGAGGGTGGCTACCCTCCTGAGAGTGTACCGGACGCGACAGGATGTTCCGTATAGCGAGGTACGAATGAAACCAGTTGACATCGCGCAGAACTTGTACGTCGGCGGAGACGCGGCTTACGAGATGGTAAAGGACAAGCCTGAGTGGCGGAGTCTTCGGGTGTGCAAATTCGGCCCCGGTGGTCACAAAGAATCCCTCGGGTACACATCGATGGGAGCGCCGCGCGGACCTGACTACCTTTCAGTCGTGAAGAAAAACAGAATGGCGCTGAACGCGATTGACGTTGCCGATCCCAACCTGATCCCTATCGAGATGATAGAGACCGGGCTGAAGTACGTTGACAGTCAACTTCGATCTGGACACAAAGTTTTGATTGCCTGCAACGAGGGCCACAGTAGAGGCCCGACCACTGGGCTTCTGTATCTGAGAGCCATCGGTGAGTTTCCCGGCATGACATTTCAACACGCTGAACGAATCTTTCGAGGACTGTACCCACAGTATTCTCCGGGAATAGGTATGAGGCACTTTGCAAAAACAAACTGGCAATTTTTCGATAATTTGCTCAGTAAATAAGGAGATTTTATGGATCACATGCATGACGTAACCGCACATCTAAGCGGCGGAGATCACGAGAAGCACCCGAAGGTTGTCCATCACATAGAAATTCACAAGTCAGCCACTAAAGGTGACCACCATATTATCCACAAGCACACGCACCCAGAAGACCATGCGGATGAACACCACACGACTCGTGGCGATGACGAATTAGCTGCACACACGATGGCGACGATGGGCACACCGAATCCCGGTGAGACCGCAGACACAGGTCCAACAGGAGACCCCAACGCAGCCGCAGGCGCACCGCCCGCAGCAGGAGCATCCCCGGCAGCCGCAGCACCCAACGCAGCCGCAGGCGCACCACCGATGGCGGTGTAAAGATTTGTAAGGATTGACCTATGCCAGCAGACACACCCCTATCAATACACCGCGCACTAGCGGCAGCACAGAATGGATCGAAGGGAGACGCTTCCAGCGATAACCCCCACGTGGCGGCTATTGGTAGGTTGCAGACCGTCACTATGCCCAAGCCTCCCGTAGACAACTCTGTGAAGCCCCAGTTGCAGAAGGTTGATCTAGGTCGAGACACTTCTTCGACCGGCATGAACTTTACGCAGCCTGAAGAAAAGTCGGGCAATTTGGTTACGAATAAATAGGAGATAGTTATGGCAACAAAGAAAGACGTTTCGTTCCACCGTTCAATGGCCTCTCTAAACAAAGGTGGGCTTCATAGGGCTTTGAATGTTCCCGAGGGCACCGAGATTCCAGCCGATAAATTGGAAAAGGCGAAGAACAGCGACAATCCCCATGTCGCAAAGATGGCGAACTTCGCTCACACAATGGAAGGGTGGAAACACTAAAGGAGTAATATGGCATTTTCAGCACACCGAGCACTAGCAGCCGCGATGCGACTTCAGCAAACCCCAGAGGCAGCAACGGCTAACACAGCCAGCGATAACCCGCACCTAGCTGCGGTTGGAGCACTCGCTCCTGCTGTAGCTCCCGCCGCGAAGCCCGACCCCATGAACGTCGCCAAGCCTGCTCCGTTAGCCCCCACCGCTGTACCTGCGCCGGGAGGAACGTCTACAGGTGGAACGTCTACGGGCGGATCACCAACGAGAACGGCTACGTCCACGAAGGCTTTTACGGCTAAGAATGCGACAGCTACGGCTACCTCTAATGGTAAAGCCCCTGCTACAGCAACCGCAACTGCGGTACCGGACAAAGCTGGTAAATCCGACAAAGACGAAGACAAGGGGAAGAAATAAGGAGTAGCACGATGCTTCCTATACTTATGACCATAACCATTGCGGCTACCAACACGCCTCAGCAGTTACCTGATGTTTCTTTTCAGAATCAGGTTAGTTTGGCAACGAACCAGCTAACTGCCGTTATTGAACTCAGTGAAAGTTCTTATTTTATTGATAATTGCATAATCCTTTCTTATCAGCTTCCGTTTGTTTACATTTCCGCCAATAATGGCAACTTGAATCAGTTGTGGATTCAAGGAGCGGCAGGTGATTCGATAAGTGTAGCAGGGAGCTAAGACAATGCCACTTCCAGTAACAGTTACCGTCGCACTCGACGGCACCGTACAGCGCGGACCAGACCGGCCCTTTGAGAACTACATTCAGATGACGGCGACGGTTGCCGCTGCGCCCTATACCTGCGCTGTTAGCGCCTCACCGACACTTTCCCCATCTGCGGCATTAGGTTACGCCGTTGTTACCATACTAGGTAAGGGCAATCTGAACCAGTTCTACATCCAAGGTGGAACCACAGGTGACATTATAGTTTTTTTCGGAGTCTAATATGCCACTAATCAAAAGCAAGAGCAAGAAGGCGGTCGGTCCTAACTACAAGGCCGAGATCGCAGCGGGAAAGCCTAAGAAACAAGCCATAGCGATTGCACTCAGTGTGCAGCGCCGTGCAGCAGGCAAGAAAGCCCGCTAACTCTGGGAGGAGTATGCACTTAGATAAACTTCGTACTCTGTACGCCGAGTGCAGGCATACTCCTAACTACCAGTACAAAGACACACCGGACGAAGAGTTCTATGAGAACGCGAAAAAGAGTTACCAGCGGTTGCCCGCGACGCAACAAGTAAAGGCAGCAGCTAGTTGGAAAGCCGCTCTGGAAGCCAACAAGGAAGAGTTGAACGACGAATCCATGAAGGAGTTCCTGAGATTACGGTACCTGTCACAAACGAATTTGTTCTTTCTATGCCATCTGCTTGAGAAGTACAACCAGACTACTGTAGCTACGCATGAAGAAATATGCAACAAGTTCTTTGTGGCAAAAGACCCAACTTTCAATACGTTCGAGAAGTTCGCAAATCAGTATACCGACCTAAAAGAACGGATGCTTCTTGTCCCACGCGGCGGCTTCAAGTCTTCCATCAACATGGCTGATTGTGTCCAATGGATTATTTGCTACCCAGCAGTTACGATTCTGATTCTTACCGGAATTTATGACCTAGCTGGTGATTTCGTTGGTGAAGTGAAGAAACATTTCACCCTTGAAGAGAGCGGAACCTTGGATCAGAAGGGTAAGGTGACCTTCAGACCAGCACAGCTTTTAGACGCAGAGACCGGAGCGTGGAGTAGTAATTTCTTTCAGGTCTTATTCCCAGAGCATTGTATTGCACCGGGAGTAGGGACGCAGCATGCATTTCAGACTCCAGCGGGAGGCGACGACAAGGAACCTACTGTACGCGCCGCTTCTATCGAGCAGGCGCTGTCTGGTTCGCACTTTGGTGTCCTAAAGCTGGATGACGTTGTTACCAACGAGAACAGCAAGACGCAAGAGCGCATCTCCGGTATCAACAAACAAATAAATATCAACCAAGCAATGCTCCATCCTTATGGATTTTTCGATGTAATTGGCACTTGGTATGATGAGAAAGACTACTACGGCGTACGCATCAAGCAGGAAGAGACATTCGCTAAGGAAGACGGCAGCCCACACCTGATCCAAGGGTCAGTGGATAGTGGTCGCTTCAACAGTAGCGTGATGCTCAGAGTTTATTTACGCGCATGCTGGTGGTTTACCGAAGCCGCTGAGAAGTCAGGGAAGATAGAGGCCGAAGCAAAGAAGGAAGACTACGAACTTTGGTTCCCAGAGCGTCTTACTTACGAGTACCTCACAGGGAAGCGCAAGACCGATCCTGACAGTTTCCCGATCAAGTATCTGAACAACCCTCGTCAGCTTTACAAGGTGAAGTTTCCCCGAGAGCTTCTGATCCGCCGCACTGTGCCCGGAAACCAGCTTCCTCCGCAAGGAATCATAGTTACGACCGTAGACACAGCTTACTCTACAAAGAGTTGGGCAGACTTCACGGTTATCCTGACGTGTTTGATTTCAGGCGGTCGCTTCTTCATTATCAACATGAAGAGGGGACGGTACAACGAGTACGAATTACCAGCAGTCATCGCAGGCGTAGCGCAGACGTGGAAACCGAAGCGCATCGCAATCGAAGACTCGATGGGCGTGAAGTGGATGGGACAAGAGTTGAAGCGCGAGATGAATCGCCTTCAGATCAGTGTGCCCGTCGAATTTTGCTCATTGGGATTCGGTTCAAAAGCGAAAGCCAAGTCGATGAAAGCCAAGCCAGTCCTCAGACTGCTTGGCGACGAACGCATGTACTTCCTCAATTCGTGTGAGGGACTGAACGAGCTTTACAACGAGCTTGAGAAGTTTACCGGCACGAGCGATGACGCGCACGACGACATTGTGTCAGCCCTGTCACTTATGGCTGAACAGTTCGGTGCGTATGCGGAGATGGGAGCTAAGGTACAAAGCGTAGATCAGGATTACGTTAGCGACCAGAAAGCCAAGGTCATGAACGATATGATCTATTGCACTGGACGATACGCGAAGTACAACGCTTCGCAGATACAGGGCGATGATAACCCGACCACCCAGTACCAACTCGAACAGAACGGTAGGAAGTTCCGAGATGATGTCAGCGACGCTTCACAAACCGATCCGCTCGCTGATGCAGGGTTGTTTTAGGTAGCACCAAGGAGAGAAAATGGCATTTGACAAAAAGAAGTTCGAAAAGGAAGACAAGAAGGCGGACGCGAAGCTAATCAAGAAGATGACGAAGAAGTCCGACAAGAAAGACAAGAAAAAGAAGTAGGGTGGACAAGGTTGTATATATAGCACCTAAAGGAGACTTATGGTGCTATATATGCAACCTGTAAGCTATAGGAGAGAGAATGGCTATCATTGAAAGCGACGGGATTGCCAGTGGCTCTCTGAATCCCTTAGATTACGGCAAGGGTGGAGACCTCACATCTAAGAGTGCGGAGTTGACTCTTGTAGTTGGTGCAGCAAAACGTGCCGAAGAGTTTATTTCAAACAAGCAATGGAATCTGCTCTGGCGCGACAGCGATCTCCTGTTTCAAGCCCCGCGTCCTTTTGAAACGTACGAGAACACATATGTTCTTACCCCTAACGTCCAACGCTTCACGGTTGCTAAAGTGTGCAACGCTGTGGTTCCCCAGTTGTATAAGGGGTTGTTCTACCAAGACCCGCCGTTCCTTTTGAGACCGAGACCCGGTACCACACAGGATGTGATTGATGGTAAGACTGCGCTTTTCTCCTATCTCCTCGACGAGTGTCGTCTGAAGACGGAGACTAAGTGGGGACTCGAACAGATGGCCTGCTTCGGCACTGGCATCTGGAAGTGGGGAATTACCTACAAGAAGGTAATCACTACGAAGCGTGATGCGACGGTCACCAATATCCCGACAGGTCCGGACGGCGCACCGACGAACACTAAACTTCCGACAAATGACCTACCTAAGATCACCACAACGGAGCGCACAGTACCGCGACCGTTCTTTGAGACTCGACCCCTGAGTCATGTTCTTGTAGACCCTAAGTGCCCAGTTGGAGACATCCGGCAGGCTGACTTTGTAACAGACGTTCGCTACTTGGACTTCTACGAACTGGATGATATCCGCGAGGCGCTCTCAGAGTTGCCCGACGACCATCCCGACAAGGAGGGCTGGAACCTTCCGAAGAGTTCGGAGGAGTTGAAGTCTTGGTGGATGCCACCGACCGACAGTGGCCCACAGATACTTTCCAGTGAGCAGGCAACTTATAGCAAAGGCGTTGTTCATCACTCACAAGATGTGAACATCGAGGTTACCCCAGACATACTCTTCGCAAAGAAAGAGATTCTGGAATACTGGGACCGCAAGCGCAAGATCATGGTCATTGACCGATCTAAGGTAATATTCTCTGGAAAGAATCCATTCGGCGTCATCCCGTTCCTTTCTGCGAACTGGTGGAACAGACCGAAATCGTTCTACGGCATGGGTCTTGGACTCATCGTTGGGCAGAACCAACGTGTCGATCAGGGAACGATCAACGCCATCCTCAAGATTCTGTCGTTCGGAGTCAACCCGATCTACCTGCGCAAGAGGGACACCAACAACCCCACGCAGATGATTCGGACTGGCCTCGGTAAGATTCTAAGTGTTGACGGAGAGGCTGACAAAGCCTACAAGCTCCTAGACACCCCCAAGGTGCCCGGAGATATATGGGCGGCTTTGAAAGAATCAGAGACGGCAACCGAGAGTTCCTCGGGCGCAGACGCCCAGCTTGTCCAAGGATCATCCGCAGGACCGCGTAGCTCAATGGGGCGCACGGCTGGCGGAGCAAGCCTGATGGCAGGCGCGAGTGCAACACGACTCGATGGACCGCTCGACAACTTTATCGAACAGGTGTTCAAGCCTTTCTTGTACATCCTCGATGATCTAGTCATGCGGTACCTATCCGACATGGAGATAAGTGCAATCCTCGGCGACGAGATGAGCAAGGATTACGAACTCGACCTAGACGCATTTCATAAGGCGCGTATCGAGTACGAGGTTCTGGCTGGATCAAGTCTCGCAGCGAAGCGTACTATGGCTCAGTCGCTCACCCTTATCACCCAGATTTTCGAGAACCCCACCATTCAGCAGAACCTCGCTGACATAAACGGCGAGTACATCGACTTCAAGCCCATCGTTTCGATGTGGATGGAAGCCTCTGAGTGGAAGAACAAGAACGACATCATCAAGCCACTAACAGCGGCGATGAAGGCAAAGCAGCAAGCACAGTCGCAGGCGGCGCAACAGCAATCGAAGGGTGCAATTACCCAGCAGTCCAACACGCAGAAGTTTCAGCAGAAATCTCAACTTGAAGATCAGGCAACTGACAACCGTATTCGGCGCGACATCGTACGCGAAGCGTTCCGAGACAACGGCATGAGTGAGGCGACTGAAGGAACTCCCGCAAGCGGCGGACTCGGCGGTCAAGACCCAATGGTGCAGTAAAGAGATAGTCCGGTTTTTAGAGTGCGGGGTTCCGGCCAAACAAAAATCCCGCCAATTTACCTAAGTCCGGTTTGGAGGAGACATGGCATTTGAACCTGTAATTGAGCTAACCGATTTAGAGAGAGTTGAGTTGGTGCAAACCTGCGCAACTTCAGGCTTCAAGGTTATCCACAGAATCCTGCGGAGTGAGGTTGACAAGTTCGTCGTCGCCCACATGAATGTTCCTGTAGAGGACAAAGACCTTGCCTACGCCCGCTTCGTGCAGTCAAAGACGGCAGCCCAGATTTATCAAGGCATGACCGACCGCATCAACTTAGAGTTGTCGGTAGCGGTAGCTAGAAGTAAAGAAGGACAGATCGAAGAGGTAGGCGACACTACTGAGGGTCTTCTCGACATCGGAGAGGCATCTAGTGGCATGGACGATCTACCAAATCTTCTCGGTGATTACCGAGATGACATACTGGAGGGTATGGAATGAGTACAGAGATTGAACAGCGTTCCCCGGAAGAGATCGAACTCCTCCGCCAAGCAGGGCTGCAACCCGATGGCGTAACCCCCATCGAAGACGACCCGGATGCAACCCCACTAGAACCCAGTGTAGAGACGCCCACGGCTATTGAGCCGCCGCCTGCACCTGTAGTTTTGGAATATCGCTATCAGCCCAAAGATGAAGCTGGACGCCCGATGGGTGGAGAGCAAGTCATCAAGTACACTACCCAGAATGAGCTTGCTGATAAGTTGCGCGATAACAGTATTCTTATATTGCGCAAGTTACGCTTGGAGACGCGCAACAATCGTCTAGGCATCACGCAAGATGAGGA